TTTATTTGATTTTGATACAATCAGTTCAAGTATATTCAAGTCAGCACCAAATGTGGATGATAAGAAGTATATGAGTGTGGACGTAGCAAGGTTCGGTTCAGATAGGTCCGTAATAGTGATATGGGTAGGGAACGTCATCACCGAAATACTAACCTATACCAAACTATCAACAACAGATTTAAGTGAAGAAATAAGGGGTCTAATACAGAAATACGGAATCCATCCACAGAACATTGTGGTAGATAGTGATGGAGTTGGTGGAGGTGTTGCAGACCAAATACGTGGGAAGAACTTTATAAACAATTCAAGTCCACTACATAAACAAAACTATACCAATCTCAAAAGTCAGTGCTACATTAAGTTGAGCGAGATGATTAAGGAGGGAAAGATTAGTATTAATGTTATGGACCCAAATACAATAGACACATTAACACAAGAACTATTATCTGTAAGATTAAAAGACACAGATAAGGATAATAAGATTGGTGTTCACAGTAAGGATGAAATGAAAAAGATATTAGGAACATCACCCGATATAAGTGATGCTGTTATGATGAAGATGTTATTTGAAGTTAATACACTTAAAAACACAGGAAAATATTCAATTTCATTTATCTAAAAAAAAGTGTATATTATATATATGAATATAGGAGACAAACAAAACAAACTAACATTAATCAAACGTACAGGATTAATTAAATCAGGTAAAAGTTATTATAAGACTGGTCTATTCCAATGTGAATGTGGTAATGATAAGATGGTTATAATAAAGAACGTTGAAAGTAATAATACTAAATCATGTGGTTGTAACTACAAGATTAGTAATAAAGATAAAAAATGGGGAAGAAAATGATAAAATTTACATTAGAAGATAAACAATACTTAATACCTGAAGTAATGACGATAGGTCATTATGTTAAGATGTATAAGTTAAAAGATTTATTCTCGGATGATTATTACGCAGCGAAGTTGGTAAGTTTATTTACAGGAGCACCAGTTGAGGATTTATTGGAGACAGATTTTGAGAAGGTTAATTATTTAGCAACAGAAATATTAAAACTAATACCAACAGAAAGACCCAAGTTTAAAGATAGGTTTGATTTAGATGGGATAAGTTATGGGTTCTTTCCCAAATGGGAGGACCTATCGTTTGCAGAATATGTGGATATGGACACAATATCTACCAAGAAAGAAGATGAGGTATTAGATATGTTACACATTCTTGCAGCAATAATGTATAGACCAATTATAAGTGAAAGGTCCCATCATGATTTTGATATTGAGAAATATGATGTTAAGAACATGCAGAAACGGGCTGAACTGTTTAAGAATAAATTAGATGTTGGTGTCATATTATCGGCACAGTTTTTTTTTATCAATTACGCAAACAGATATTCAAATTATTTCCAGCTGTCTTCGATCAAGACATTGCCAATATGGACGAGGATAAAGCTCGTATGGAGTTTGAGGAAGATAATAATAGCCGCTCTTTTCAATCGGTCTATGGTTGGTTCGTTGTCGTCAATAGATTGGCTTCAAATGATTTTACAAAACACGAGTACATCTACGAAAAAACGGTGGTGGAAGTTCTAAACCAACTATCCTATTTAATAAACTACGACCAAGAGCAAGAAAGAATTATGAAACAAGCTCGTAATTCATAATACGCTTTTGGTTTTTTTATATTTACTAATATGGTGAACTACAAAATAAATACCGATGGAAGTGTCTTCTCAATTAGAAGAAACAAATTACTTAAACCTCGTTTAACAAATAGAGGTTATTTACAGGTGAATTTAAGTGGGAAACAAATATATATACATCAACTTGTTGCTAAAACATATATATCAAATCCAAATAATTATACAGTAATAAACCATAAAAACGGTAATAAATTAGATAATAATGTTGATAATTTAGAATGGTGTACACAATTAAATAATGTATTACATTATCACGGTGGAAAGAAATTAGAAAAATATGGTGATAGATTTAGAGTAAGATTTTGGGATAAAAATAAAAAGAAACATCTACAGTTAGGTATTGTTAATACAGTAGAAGAAGGTTTAAAAATGTATAATCAATATGCCAGTCAATTATAAACAGATTATTCAGGATTTAAGTGGTATAGCTTATTATAACCCACAGATTAATTCTTTTGGTTATGGTGATATTACCCAACTTACAATGGATATAGAGACCAAACAGGAACCTGTATATATGAAAATGTATGTGGTACCAGGTCAAACTGTATTAGCACAGAATAGATTGGACTATAATTTCTCTATTATCATATGTGATATTATTAATGCTGACCTATCCAATCAGGAAGATGTTATGTCTGACACATTGGAAACGGTTAAAGATGTATGGACCATTCTATATCAATCATATACAGCAACATTTGGTGGATTCAGTATAGATTATGAACCATTATGGAATAGTCCTGCTGAACCATTCTTGGAAAGATATGAGACACTATTAGGTGGATGGACCTTGAACATCACAATAGAACAACCGTTTGATTATAATACTTGTGTATTACCAATATCAGGATTAACATTACCAACATCAGTTAATGAAGTTAATTACAAATTAATATTGGATGATTTAAAAGAGATTGCAAGAGCACACGAACAGATTAACTCTTATGGATTTGGTGATGTTACACAATTAACAATGGATATTGAGACCAAGAAAGAACCATTATATACGAGGATGTGGATTGTACCAGGTCAAACAACACTGGCACAGAATGAATTGATATATAACTTTCAAGTAATAATAACTGATGTAATTGAAGATGACTATTCAAATCAACGAGATGTGATGAACGATGGGTTAGAAATTTGTAAGGATATATTTACAGTATTGTATTTGAGTGAGTATGAGTCAGAATGGAACGCAACTTGTGAACCATTCCTTGAAAGGTTTGAAACGGTATTGGGAGGATGGACAATGAACTTACAATTAACACAACCATTTGATTATAATAGATGTGTTCTTCCTGAATTACCATTTGTAACACAAAATAAGAAATGGTATGAGTTGGCAGAATTATGGAACACAATATCAAAAATATGGAGAAAAGTATAAAACAAACAAAAAAATATTAATATAACATGGGTCAATTAAATAATTTATACGTCAGTAGTTCCTTTCAAGGTCTATTAAAGATGACTGATAGTACACAAGGATTAACTAATACATTACAAACAATACAAACGGGTGATGGAAGTAATAGTCCATTACAAATGAGTTTAACTGAAGTGAACATATCAGGTTCATTCTTTATAAACAATGTCCCAATCACAAACGGAACAAGTGGCACATCAGGTACTAGTGGAAGTGATGGCACAGATGGAACAAGTGGTACAAACGGAACATCAGGAAGTAATGGTAGTGATGGAACGAGTGGAACATCAGGTTCTAATGGAACAGATGGTACAGACGGAACAAGTGGAAGTTCAGGTACGGATGGTACATCAGGAACAAGTGGAAGTTCAGGTACGGATGGTACATCAGGAACAAGTGGAAGTTCAGGTACGGATGGTACATCAGGACAATCAGTTAATTTATTCCCGTACAACGCAAGAGTTAATATTCAATCAGGAAACCCTGGTAATACAAATATTATTTGGAATAACGCAACACAATCAGGTGCAACAGAAATTAACGTTTCACATTTAGATAGGGATAATAATGATGTAGATGTATTATTAGGATTAATACCATCAGGTTCAACAATTATTATTCAAGACCAAAACGATTCAACTCAATATCAAAAGTGGGTAGTTGGAACAGGTGTTGAATCAGCACCAAATACTTATTGGACTTTCCCTATTACATTAGTTGATTTTACACATCAATTTACAGGTGGTGAAAATATATTATTTATTGTAGGTCAATTACCATCAGGAACATCAGGTAGTTCAGGAACATCAGGAACCAGTGGAACATCACCCGCTGACTTAAATAGAACAGGACTTATAACAACAGGTTCAGTAACAGACACACAACAAATTACAGGTAGTTTAATATTAGGTAATACGGTTATATCAGGTTCATTGGTTGGTAATACAGTTAATGGTGGTTTAATTCAAATAAGAACTGAAGCGTCATTAAGTGGTTCGGTTCCACTTTATATTTCATCATCATCACCGGTTTCACAATCCAATCTTATATTCGGTGGTGCAGGACCAACTTCAGCACTCTTAACAGGTTCAATAGTTATATCAGGTAGTAATAATATTATGTTACAAAACGCTAGAACAAGTACTGTAGGTTCATATGGTTATTTAGGTAGTAATAATATTGGTAATACTTACCCAACATTAAACACTGCATCATTAGTAAGTCCTACTGTAAATAATAACAATTTAAATGGTTCATTTGGATTAAATTTTACAACAAGTTCTGTATTAGCGGTACCATCTATAACAAATAATTATATACAGGGTGGTTCAACATTAAATCATCAATCAGGTAGTGTTACTTTTACAGGTAATATTATTGGACCTAATGGTATTACCTCAACCGCTAATACAACAACATTAAGTTTAATATCATCTATTACTAATAATATTATTGGTAGTACTACATCATTATCTCATAATAGTTCATCAATTGCATATGGGTCAAATATTGGTGGTGGTATAACAGTTACAAATAACTATTCATCATCAGTTTCAACTGCGGTAAATAATATTACTGTAAATAATAACTTATTACAAGGTTTTAATAATAGTTTGGTAGTTACAGGTTCAAATAGTGGAACAAGAAGAACTTTTAATAATAACGCAATTATAGGTAATAATAATATTATTAATTCTAATCACGTTCCAGGTACAAGTTCATTTACAAGTGGTCATTTAAGTTCAACAGGATTAATAGGTCAAGACCTTATTGTTTCAGCATCAAACACATCATCAACAGTTGGTGGTACAGTAATAGTAGGTAGATTTAATGCAACAGGTTCCCTTCAAGAAAGTTCACAAGACACAGTATTTGTGGTAGGAACAGGAACAGGTGCAGGAGCAAGAAGAAAC